GCGCCGAAGTACCCAGAGGAATAGACACAGACGTGCCGCCCTTCTGAGGCCACGGAAGACACGAAGTGAAGTAGTCATGACGCTTGCCCCGCTTGAGCATGACGTAAGAGGCGAACGAGTCGGGACCGTCGCCGGTGGAAGGAAGCTGTTCGTTCTGCAGGTTCTCGTCCCGGAACCACGTGTGGTAGATCAGCCGGTAAGCGCGCAGCGGCAGCGCGTTAATGTTGATGGAGTTGAGAGCCCCGACCTGGCCAGCAGTCGGAAGGCCGAAGTAGTCGTAGACCGAGCCGACAGCGAAGCCCCCGTTGGGGGAGTTGATCGTCGGCATCACGAACGAGATGGAGTCGCCGGGCGAGTTCTGCTCGCCCATGAACTTGACCCAGTTGGCCCAGACCAGACGGTTGGGCACGAAGAAAAAAAACGAGTCGAGGTAGAGGTTGTCCATCGTCGGGAAGATCGGCGTCGCCAGGCGGGCGAACGCAGTCATCTTGACGTTGAAGGTATCCCCCGGAAGGATCTCCTCGCAGAAGACGGGCACCAGGTTGCCCGCGTCGAAGGTCGTCTTGTAGGCCTTCTGGATGTTGAACGAAGCGCGCGGAATTTCAGCGCGCGGCACCATGGCGAACTGGTGCACGTTCACGGATTGGTTACGGTGCATCATTGCTTGACGTCCTTCCCGCGCGCGAGGATGCGCGCGCCGCCTTCCGGCGTGATGAACTGCCCGGAGCAGTCGTCGAAGTCGCTCACGTAGTGGAGCTCGAAGTCCTCCGGATGGGAGGCCAGCTGGTTGTCGTCACCCTTCCGGTTGACCTCGTCCACGAAGGAACGGAGACCGGCACCGATGGCCGGAACGAAAATCGGCTGGCCGAAAAGCTGTGAGGCGGAGTCGAAAACCGCCAGAACGCAACGCTTGCTCATGCTGAGGTCCTTTTCAAGGTACGGATGCGCGCCTCGTTGACGATCTCCCGCACACGCCGGCGCTCATCCGTGTTGTCCGCGTGTGCAGCTCGCCCGCGCAGCTCGCGGGCGTGAGTGATTGGCTCAAGTGCCAGCGGGTCTGCCCGCTTCTTGAGCCTGTCGTAGAACTTGGGAGGCCGCTTCTTCATGCCCCCGGCAATGACGAAATCATGCGGGTAGACGTCGCGGCCATATTTGGAGAACCAGGCGGTGCCGATGCCAGGCCGGAGGCTCATGGCGTTGTATTCGGGCTTGCGCCTGGTGACGACGCCGTCGGCGTCGATTGATTCGTAGTGGGACTCGGCCAGGTCGCCGGTCACCTTACTCATGATGTATCGAGCGCAATAACCTGCTGTCTCGATTGTTAGGTCCTGGACTGAAGCCCGGCCCATACCCCACAACTGAGTGAGCGTGCGAGATTCGTAGAAAACCGCACCAGCGTCTGACTTGCCTGCTTTGATACGGTCAGAGAGAAAATCGAGACCGAAGATACAGGCGTGGTAGTGAGGACGCAAATTAAGCGGACCATACTCGCCCGCCATATAGAAGCGAACGTTGTGGGAAGAGAAACGCCGACGTAGGCGTTTCATGAAGAGTTGGAAGTGGCGATGAATGAGAGAGCCATCGGAAGGTAGATGCGCATCGTCGTAGGTGAGTGTGACGAAGCAGCTCCGGCCGGAAGTCTGGGCCTCGTGCATGCAGCGTAGGGCCCAGTCAGAGGCCCGGCGAGCTCGACACCCTGCGCATTGACCGCATGGGATCTCGATTGAGCCGATGTGATCATGACGATTGCGCTCTGAGAAGACGACCCCCTCCGTGGTCTTGAAGCCTTGAAGGGGGTGGTAGCAGGTCACAGGCGAATGCCGCCGCGCATGGGAGCGCCCCGCAGGTTGATGGACTTGGTTTTACCCACGTGGCGCTTGAAGACCTTGGCGGACTTGTGCTTGTTGACGGGGTGACGATAGGCCATAGGACCACCTCTTGTAGGACCGCGGGAAGGCCCCGCGGATCCATTGTGACACCGAATGGTGTCACTGGGAACAGTTCAGTACGAGTTATAGAACTGTTCCGACGTCGCCAGAAGGCTCCTGGGCCCTCGAAGGCCCGTAGGGGTAGGTACCCCTTTAACCCCGAAAAAAAACGGCCCCTAGGGGCCGTCGCTGCCCTGCACGGGCAGTTAAGTTTCCGTCTTGACGGAAGGTGGACCGGGTGGGACCGGATCCGGTGGGGGAGGCGGAGGCACCAGGCCGAGCTTGATGGCCTCGGGCCGGTTGGTGTAGTCCTCGCAGAAGTCGATGAGCTCCTGCGGGTCGTTGTGGAAACGTGCCCGGGTGGAGGCCGGTAGGGCCATGAAGGCCTCTTCGGCCAGGCGCACCGCAGACATGGCGTCCTGGAACGTGCCGAGGCCCGTGAAATCCCCGGACTGAGGCATCCGGAGGTTCTGAGGCAGCTCGCCGGTGAGACCGAACCGCTCCACGATGACGTTGATGTCGCACTCGTCGCGAAATTGCTGCTGGACCACCGACTCCTCGGGGTCGCACTTGAGGCCAGCCTCCAAGCTGGCCTGGTCGCGGTCGTAGTTCTCGCCGGACCGGAGAAACAGAATCTTGGCCATTACCAGCCTCCTTCAGGTTCGTTGCGGAATTTGCGCTTGGACTTGGAATCCAGGTCCTGGAGCCAGCGCCAGGCAGAACCCGCGCCCGTTTCAATTGGACCACGAAGCTTCTGGTCGATGAAGTCATACCCGCTTTTAACGACGGATTGCTTCGCGGCCTCCATATGCGCGAGTTTAGCTTCAGATACTCGCCGAGCGACGTCGGCGCTAAAACCCCCCCGTTTGTTCATCAGCTCGAAGATTGCCTGCTTCGTCGCCGAATCATTGATGGTGCCGAGAATTGCTTGCTCGGTATTTTGGGCAGTAGCACGCGCCTGGCGGGAATGATCCCCCAGGCTCTTAATGCGGGCCAGCTGCTCCGCCGTGTTGGCCTGGTGCTCCATCGTCTCCGACTCGGCCTTGCGAGTCATGGCAATGGTGTTATCGATCCCGGCCCTGGTCGCGAGCCGCTGCTCTGCCGCCAGGTTGGCTTGAACGCCCTGAAGAGCCGACGTAGCGCCGACGGGCGCCTTCGGCTCAACGTGAGCCAGAGAGCCGGAAGGGGTGGACGCCCCCCCCTGAGAGTAGGCCAACATCGGGTTGAGGCCCGCAGCCTGCATGTCCTTGACGGCGCGCTGATACGCCGTATTGCTCATCTCCTTTTGAAAGCCCATGGTTTCACGGGCGAGGTTGATGTTCTGCTGATTGGCAGCGCCCTGATCGCTGCGCCCTTGGGCACCGTCGAGAAAACCGCCGACAAGGGTACCGACACCCCCGCCGCCGAACATATCGACGAGCCCGCCCAGGGACGAAAACATGCCCATGTCAGAAGTGGTCGATCAGACCAGGCACGGAGTACAGAGGCATCGGGCGGGCCACCCTCATGTCGAAGAACGAGTCGAAGATGAACTGGGCACCGTTCGCGCCAGCGCCGACCGCGAGGATCCGAGATACCGGCGGGTTCTCTTGGATAAACGTATCGCCCAGCACAGGGAGCGAGGTGAAACGCTGCGCGAGGTGCCAAGGATCCAGGGTACCCGCCGACGTGGACCGAAAAAGGCCGGTAACTTGCGACGGCGAATAGCGGTACTCAGCCCAGCGCTCTTGATACCCGAAAACCTGGCTGTCAGTAGCAGAGCCATCGCAGTAGATCTCCTTGTTAAGGACGGCCTGCTCGCCAAGCATGGCGAAGGCCGGGAAGTAGAAGTCATAGCGCGTCGAGCGCGACCACATCTTGCGCATGCCCTGCTGGTAGGTCAGGTCAGCGCGAACGGACACCAGGCCGATGACGTACCCGTGCTCCACGAACGACTGCGAGAAACCGTGACCGTGGGCAAGCATGGTGCCGATCGCCGCCAGATTGCCAAGCGGCGTGGTCTGCCCGGTCAGCCCCGTACCGGACGTCTGAGCGACCGGGTTCAGGGTGATAGGAGCCGAACCACCTCCGAGATACTCAGGCCTCTGCAGGCGAGCATCAGGCGAAATGACGCCGAAGTGTGAACGGACGATCTCCGTGTAGCGGGTGCCACCTCGCGCATCTCGTTCGAGCAGCTTCTGTATCTGGAAGGACTGCCGCAGTTGATTGATGGTGGCCGCGGTGGCCTGGGACAGATCGGCATAGAGGTTGGTCGGCTGAAGTGAAGTGATGGCCGTGGGCCCGGCCGTGGCGGAGACACCGAAGTCAACGCCAGCGGCCGCAAAGCCGGTGACGAACGCACCAGGCACACCGCCAACGGTGTTGCGCATCTTGAGCGGATTGCCCGTCAGAGGTGAGTTCTCCGTGAGGCTGGTCCGAACAGGCGCCGAAGTACCCAGAGGAATAGACACAGACGTGCCGCCCTTCTGAGGCCACGGAAGACACGAAGTGAAGTAGTCATGACGCTTGCCCCGCTTGAGCATGACGTAAGAGGCGAACGAGTC